ACAACGCAAAGAGAGCTTGCGAGCTTTGCGTTTTAAGTATGTGAGGCTTCGGGAAAATAAAATAAAAAAGGGAGGCGAAAGCCTCCCGATGCTAGATAATTCTATGACGGAAATCATAATTTATAAAGGTTGTGTTTTTGGAATGTTTCATTTGTTCTTGTAGATGATGGACGACCGAGAAAGCCATATCCATTCCACACCCATTAACAACCAAACCCGTATAAGTTTTGTTTGGTCGATAGTCCAAATAATCCGATATTAAATTATCCAAAAACAAAGGTTGATTGCTTTGGTTATCGATAATAAAAAAACTGATGTGTCGGCACATTCCACTTTTTGAAACGTGGCGAATAATACAAAATATTTCTTGATGACTATTTAATAAATTGTCTAGTCTATCTTCTGCATAAATGTAATCTGCCCGTTTCTTTTGCTTCTTGGTCATTGTTTCTTGTAACATTGTTAGTCCTCCTTTTATTGTTAATTATAGGATAATCTAAGACTGCAAGAAGTCAATAAAAAATCCTGGTTTGCGAATTGTATTTTCTGATACACCGAATCAAGTTTTATGATTGCGACTCTAAAAAATTTGACAAAACGAAAGCGAGCTTGCGAGTCTTTCGTTTTCAAACTTGCGACCCGAGACCCAACGGACGGGAAACAAAATAAAAAAAAGGGAAAGCCGAAGCCCTCCCTTTTTCCCAAGGAAACTTGATTATTTTTCATTGGCTTTTTTTGCGATGTGCTTCAAAGATACTTTAGCTAAAGCTCTTGCCTTGCGATGATCTTTTAGAATATCTTTGATCGGTCTTGTTGGCATTGCTCGACCCGAGGCTATGATTGCGATTCTCATCGGGATAACTTCAGTATCATTACATTTAGTACAACATCGACCATTGGAAATAGGGAAGGCATTATGCCCTCCCTCAAATCCATTTGCTTGAATGTCTATATCACTCGTGCAAATATCACATTTCATTGTTTGCCCTCCAATTTGCTAACTCTTTCTTCGATAGCCATAATAACTTTTATAAGCTTTTGAAGTTCGATGTTTAATGATTTAGTATGTGCATGATTACTTGAACACATATCTTTTAGGATTTTAGTTGAATCCATAATTAATGTAATTTCTTCTACATTCATTATTCGCCCTCCTTTTCTTCTAATTGTTTAAGGTAAGCTTTCTTAACCATAACAAACTCGCCTTCTAGTTGTTTAACTTGTTTAACTGCTAGTTGAAACAATACCTTTTCAACTATTTCGTCAACATCTAATCTAGATTCTAGATCCTCGACATCTGACTTTAATTGTTGAACATCATTGTTCTCATAAATCGCATCATCAATTCGAGATTCGATTTGATCTGCAATTTCTTGTTCAATTGCATCTTGAATGTTTGACATAATTGTCCTCCTTGTTGTTAAGGGACTATTCCCTAAAAAGATTGTATCCCAGTTTGTCCCATAAGTAAACAAGAAAGTAACACATTGTTGCATGACCGATATGCACTCTATGCATTGCACCCCTCAAAAATTTGACAAAACGAAAGCGAGCTTGCGAGTCTTTCGTTTTAAAGGGGTTACTCCAACAGAACCGAAAATAAATTTACTATAGCAAGAGGGGCCACCCCCCTAAAACACGGGGCGAGGGTTACTTACAGACTAATAATTACAATGATTGATAATTTCATTCAAATATATTATTGTTTGGGCATGAATCTAGATGTACTACCTAAAGAAGTGTTACAAGAAGTTCTGTTACTTGAAGAACAGAAACGACGACTTGATACCAGAGAATTAGCCCAAACTAAATTTCTTGCCTATGCTAAACATGTATATGAGGGATTTATAGAGGGTAGACATCATCGTATCATTGCAGAAAAGCTCGAGGACATTGCATCGGGTAACTTGAAGCGTTTGATAATCAACATGCCACCTAGACACTCGAAGTCAGAATTAGCCTCATATTTAATGCCTTCGTGGTTCTTGGGCCGTAATCCAAAATTAAAAATCATACAGGCTACCATGAACACGGAACTTGCTGTAAGATTTGGTAGGAAAGTCCGTGATCTCATTGCCGATCCCATATATGCAGAGATCTTTCCCAAGACGGACTTGAAACAGGATAGCCAAGCGGCAGGTCGTTGGGAGACTAGCCAAGGCGGGGAATACTTTGCAGCGGGGGTGGGTGCTGCAATGACTGGTCGTGGTGCTGATTTGTTGATCATTGACGATCCACATTCGGAACAAGATGCACTGTCCACGGTTGCTTATGATAATACATACGAGTGGTACACATCAGGACCGAGACAGAGATTACAACCGGGGGGAACCATCATCATTGTGCAAACCAGATGGTCTAAGAAAGATCTGACGGGGCGATTAATTCAGAATATGGCGATGGATAGTATGTCGGATCAATGGGAAGTTATAGAATTTCCAGCGATACTTCCGAATGATAAACCTTTGTGGCCTGAATTTTGGCAAGTAGAAGAACTATTAAAGGTTAAGGCTTCACTGTCCCCGGTCAAATGGAATGCACAGTGGCAACAAAATCCGACATCGGAAGCTGTTGCGATGATCAAGAGAGAGTGGTGGCAACCTTGGGAGCATGAGGATGTTCCTAATTTGGATTACATAGTTCAGAGTTATGATACGGCATATTCTAAAAAAGAGACGGCAGACTATAGTGCTATTACAACGTGGGGTGTGTTTGAACCGAAACCGAATGGTGAACAACATTTGATAATGTTGGATGCGAAGAAGGGTCGATGGAGTTTCCCAGAGTTAAAGCAGATAGCGATAGAAGAAAATGAATATTGGCAACCAGACTTGATGTTGATTGAGGCAAAAGCAAGTGGTCAACCATTGGCAGATGAACTACGACTATTGAACTTGCCTGTTAATACATTTAGCCCGGGCAGACGAAAAGGTGGTGGCGGTGTTGATAAAACTATGAGGATGCATATTGTTTCGCCTATTTTCGAATCGGGCAAAGTATGGTATCCTGAAGGAGAAAAATTTGCCGATGATGTGATAGAAGAGGTTGCATCTTTTCCGAATGGCGATCATGATGACTATTGTGATAGTATGACAATGGCAGTTATGCGTTTTAGGCAAGGTGGATTTATAGACTTAAAAGGAGAAGAAATACCAGAAGATTGGTATCCTCGTAGAGCAAGGGAATATTACTAATGAGTAAAGATAAAGCAAAAGGCAAAAAAGCAGAGAAAATTTCAAAAAGAAAAGCTATCAAATCAGCATTTGATGATAAATTTGGTGGCGACCCTATAAAACAACTGGACAATTTGTTTGGATCAATCCGAAAGCCAGTAAAGAAAAGTGATGGGGGAACAGAAAGAAAAAGAATACAAGCAAATGTTATGGCTGTAAAAAAAGCACAACAGAAAGCTAAAAACAAAGCACCTAAAAACTTAACAACAAATCAAAGAAAGTTCTTAGCAAGAGAAAGAATGAAAGAAGTAGATCGTATTCAAGATTTAGTGGAGAAAGAAGACAGAACAAGACCTGGTCCTCCTATGAAAAAATCTGAAGCGGATAGAATAGAAAAAGAAGTAAGTGGAATAAAAACAGGAACGATAAAAGAAAAAACTCCGTCTAAATCTATAAAAAAAGAGAGAGAAACAGATTTAGAAAGACTAGAGAAAAAGAAAAAAGAAGCAGCTGAATTTGAAAAAACACTAGAACAAAAGAAAAGAAATCAAACATCTAAATTTGGTGCTTTTGATACGGGTGCTCCTCAGTTAGAAGTAAGAAAAAGTGGAGCTCCTGGTTTAAACAAAGGTATACGAAGCAAGATGTATATTGGCAAGAAGATGAACATGGGTGGTGTTATGAAAGCTCGTGGTGGTACATTTAAAGGTACTTTCTAATGAGTAAGAAAAAATCAAAAGGTAAAGTTGTTGACTTTACTGGAAAACATAAATTAGATAAATATCTAACAAAAGACCAGATAAAGCAATTAGATCCTTTTGGTGTAGATCTTCTTCTTCAGATTCAAGAAGGTGTCAATAAAGATAAAGGTAAGAAAAGAAAAGCAGGCGGTTATACTGTTACTAATCGTTTTTCGGATATACTTCTTCCAGAAAAGAAAAGAACAACAAGGATTACTTGATGGCTAGAGATAGTGCTATTGATTTCAGTATAGACCAAGCTCAAAAACTTTTTGGTAAAGGTATTGAGGTTATTGGTAGAAGAACTGGTATTGAGTCATTATACAACTATGGAAGAGAAGTAGTTGAGCAACAAGAAGAAGATATTCGTAAAGGGAACTATCAACCCGAATACACAATGGGGCTTCGTGAAGCTTATACCCAAGGTGGGATATCCAAAGCTTTAGGGTGGCTCGGTGAAAAAACTCAAGAAAATTTAGCCACAAGTGCTCCTGCATTGGTAGGAACTTTAACGGCAGCGTTGACTGCACCGTTTAGTGTGCCTGCGGCAGCCTTGATCGGTGGAGCGACACTCGTCAGTTCGGGAGTCATGGGCACTGGTGAAGTTGCCGAAGAGATGGAACAAAAGACGGGTAATTATGATGATGCAGTCGCCATTGGTGCAGGAACCATCATAGGGTTACTTGATCGATTTGGTGCTGGTAAAGTGATTCCAAAAGATGAACTACTAACCATGACGGGTAAGCAGTTAATTAGGGCACTTGGTAAAGAAGGTAAGATAGATGCAGCCAGAGAGATTGGCAAAAGAATAGGTAAGTCTGTTGCTTTTGAAGGTGTAACAGAAGGAGCACAAGAAGGTGTTTCTGTTGGATCGACTGCTCTAACTGGTGGTGAGTATACTGGTTTAGAAGTTGCCGATAAAATATTAGAGGGCACTGTTTTAGGTGGTACCATGGGTGGTGGTATGACTACGGGGATTGAGACACTCCGCCAGGGTCCGGGAGCCGTGAACAAAATACAAGAGATGTTTTCTGATGGACCAGGAACTGGTGGTTTTTCTCCCGAGATGGCTTTTGCAGGATCTTTGTTTAGTCCAGATCGAGCACAGTTGAGACAAGTTCCATTAACCACGTCTGAAATACTCATGAATCAAGGTCCATCGGACCAAGGTTCTTCGCCTAGTCAAAAAATAAACGAGGCAACTGAAAGAAACTTACAAGCTAATACAGACGAAGAGGCAGATCCTAAACAAAACTTTTTTAACCAAGATATGACAGGAGAGTCTACTAAGGATAATCCAACAGTTTCTCCTCTTAGAATTATATTGACTAAGTTAAAAAAAGAAGAAGAAAAAAGACAAGCATCTGGGGCAAATTATAAAAAAACTGGTAAGGATATCATTGGTGATTTAAGGGCAGCAGAAAAAGGTAATCAAGGTTTAGTTGGTTTCATGGGTAACTATGATACCAAAGTAACTGAAGTTAAAGAAAAGAAAGCAGTCCCCGCCGAAGGTGTAGACGGTAAAGCATTTGGTAAAGCAATGAAAGAAGCTAAAGGTGATTATACCAAGCTTGATCCTAGCTTATATAAGCTAATTGATATTACAAAACCTTCAAGAGAAGAAGTGCTATCTTTTAATGACAACCTATCAGGTACATCAGATTCAGTGACTCATAACAGAGGAGGTGAAGCATACAACTCTGGTCTTGAAGAATATCTTGTTCGTAACAAAGATAAAGAATTAACTTATGATGAAGTTATCGAAGTTTTTGATCAAACAAGACCGCAAGTCAAATTAGAGATTAGAAGTAAGGCTGCAGGCCAGAATCCAACTGGTCTATTAGTTAATGCAAACAATCCACAAGCAGGTAACACTTTAGATCTTTCAAACGTAGTTGGAGGTGTTGCTCTAGAATCCACACAAAGAATTATGCAAAACTTTGTGGATGAAAGTGGGGCGAGGGTTTCTAATCCTAGAGATTTTGAAGTCGATTCTGTCGCTATTGTTTCTTACGATGATAATAAACAAAACATCAAATCAGGTGCTTTAGAAAAAAGTGGTACGCTTGAGGCTATAAAAGAAAAAAATTCATTCGGAGTAACAGGGAACGAATCTGGAGATACAATGTTTGACCTTAAAATTGGGGCAGGCCACGATTATCATAAAAAAGGTGCCGCATATCTTAGAGGCATGGTCGTTAGAAGAGAAGAAGACGGTAAGCTATATATGATGGCTGAAGAAGTTCAAGATGATTCATCAAGAATAAAAGAAGAAAACTTAGATGTTGCTACTCCTATGTATGACTTAGATTCTGCCGATCAAACATTAGAAAAGACATGGACAGAGAGGATGGAACTGACTAAGTTAGGTCAAGTTCCACCGACACAAGAACAACAGATATTTGATGAAGACAGTCAAAGTTACGAAGATTTTTTTGGTGAAGCTGCACCAGAAGAGTATGATCCTAGACCATCAGAAAACAGAAGACCTGCCGCTCTTCATTCTTTTAATCCTGACTTAGGAAGAGATGCTGATGGTAATGAAATACCTAGAGCAGGTAATTATAGACCTGGTTCATCTAGAAATATATTTGATGCTTCTGAAAAACAAAAAGTAATTACTCTAGATAAAATTGAACAAGAAATACCTATGGAGGATTCTCTAACTCAACTTAGAAAAGACAGACAAGAAGCCTATCAAAAATATGAAAGTGATCTTGAAGTTTATAACGACGAAGAAGAAAAACTTGATAAATTAACAGATGAACTAAGAGAACAAGAAGATTTTCTTATATTTCCTAATCAAGTCATTGATGTAACAGAAATGGCTTTAGACGATATGGTAAACAATCGATTTGAGATTACTGGTGCAATTAACAGTAAAATAAAAGATAGAGCTCCTTTTTTTGGAAGAGATCCAAACGAAAACTTTTATGATCTTTTGGCAGGAGATACCAACATGACAGATACAGACGTAAATCCAATAGGTCCTATAGTTGAAAATGTTTTTATAGAGCTACAAAAACAAGGTAAATTAAAAACACCTTTGAGTTATGCCCCAATATCTGTGACAAATCCTGAAACAAATTTTAAGTTGACTGCAAAAACACCAAATGAAATTCTTTTAAGAGAAAAGAAGTTTGGTATATTAGAATCGGAGGAAGTAAACCCTGTTTTTAATGTAATACATGATATGCCTGGAATACTCGGTAACTACAGGAGTATGACTATTTTAAGATTAGGTTCTTCTAAAGGAATTATTCCAAGAGACATACTTCAATCTCTTCCTAAAAATTATTTTGAAGAAATGCAAAACAGAACAAGTAAGCCAGAGGCATTTAGAAAAACAATAGACATGGTTATGAATGAGAGTATAAACAACCAAGCAAATAGAGTATTAAATGCAAAAGTTGCTAAATATATTCTAGATAACCACATAAAGAGCAGAAAAAGCTCAGAAAACGTAATGCCAGAAACAGATATAGATGAGTTAATTATATCTAATTATAATCCAGAAGGACAGATGATGGCTGCACGACCAAATAACTCACCATTACAGAACTTACAAGAAAACCGTGTTGATTTAAAAGGTTTCGTAGAAGATTTTAATAACAGACTTGGTCCTAAAGCTGTTTTAGATATTAGAAAATATATAGGCAGAGAATTAGATTCCATGAATTCTAAAATAGGTTTTATACCTGTTAGAGATATTATGACATCCGAAAACATGTCAGATGATGCTCTAATAGAAAAATATAAACAGTCTATGCTTTCAGATTCTAGTTCATACAATTCTTTTGTTCAATATTTACTAAAAGAGCCTTATGTAAATAGTGTAAAAGCAACCCCAGTCAATATGAATCCTTTGTTTGAAAGTGTAGATGCTTTGGAAAAAAACGTGTCAAAATTAAGAGATAAATATAAGGCATCGTTTGCTGAAGCTCGAAGATTAGGTAGTAGAGAAGAAAAAGATAGAAGATCTCAAGTATTTGAATTAGCAATAACTAGAAGAGCCAGAGACTTTGGATATGAGCCACAAGAATTATTTAATGCTTATAAAAGATTAGACAATCATGTAAACAATACAGAACCTTATATGAGAGACTCTGCTCATTCTTCACAGTCACAAGCTTCAAGAGCGATCATAAAAGGAGCAATAAATCAAATACCAAATCTAGAAAAAATATATGGAGAGCCTGTTGTTGGTTTTGTTTTCCCTGCTAGAACAGATTTACAAAACATGTCAGGAAGAGCTAGATTACCAGCAGATGATGGAAGTGCTAGATATTTAGCAGAATTAGCAAAACATAAAAAAGCAGGTCTTACAAGTTATGAAGTTGCTCCGAACATAGTTAAAAAGCAATTTCAGGATGCATTATTAGACGAAGCAGGTAATCCTCAAGTTCAAGTAGAAGAGAATGTAATCTTTAATATGGTAGATAAAGATGGAAACAGAACAGCTAGACTTCCTAACCCGGTTCAATATATATTAAGGCTCGATCCTGGTTCAGCGGGTGAGAAACTAGCAAAAAGCAAATTTGTTTTTAAAGCAAAAGGTGGTACAGTGGATCTTAGAAAGGCAGGCTAATGGCAATAGAACCTAGACAAATAGCAGGACTAGTGGAGAAATCCATGGGAGCAGGTGGGCAGATGATGCCTGAAGAAGATAGTTTACAAATAGAGTTACCAGATACTATTAATGATTTACCAGAAGGCATAGAGCTTGTAGATGAAGAAGCCGTTGAAGTTCAAGTCGAAGAATATAGACATGATGCCAATCTCGCAGAGGTTCTTGATGACGACGTTCTTGGAGAGCTATCATCTGATCTCAGAGCGAAATTCCGTGAGGATGTTGACTCAAGGGAAGATTGGGAAGAGGCGATTGCGAAGGGATTAGGGCTACTCGGTATTAATTATGAAGACCGAAGTGAACCCTTCTTAGGTGCCAGTGGTGTAACTCATCCACTATTATCAGAGGCAGTTACACAGTTTCAAGCACAAGCTTACAAAGAAATGTTACCAAGTGGTGGGCCTGTAAAAACACAAATATTAGGAGCACCTACACAAGAAACGGAAGCACAAGCTCAACGTGTAGAAGATTTCATGAACTATCAAGTTACTGAAGTCATGGAAGAATATGATCAAGACACTGATCAAATGCTATTTTATTTGCCTTTAACAGGATCTACATTTAAAAAAGTTTATTTTGATGAAACAAAACAGAGAGCCGTTTCCAAGTTTGTACCAGCAGAAGATATGGTTGTTCCATACTCAGCTAGTGATTTAAGAACAGCAGAGAGGGTTACACATGTAGTAAGAATGACGTATAATGATATTCGTAAACTACAAGTAGCAGGAGTATACAGAGATGTTGAACTATCTGAAACAAGTGATGGTGAAGACGAAGGAGCTATCCAAGAACGTACTGATGAGTTGTTGGGACTACGTCCAAATTACTCTGACGACTCTTATACCTTATTGGAATGCCACGTTGACTTGGACTTGGAAGGTTTTGAAGACATGGATAATCAGGGGGATCCTTCGGGGATTATGCTCCCTTATATTGTTACCCTTGATCAAAGCTCTGGAAAAGTGCTATCAGTGGTTAGAAACTTTAGAGAGCAAGACCCATTAAAAAGGAAGAGACAATATTTCACTCATTTCAAATTTTTACCAGGATTTGGTTTTTACGGCTTCGGTTTATTGCACACAATCGGAGGTCTCTCTCGTGCTGCAACTTCTATATTGAGGCAATTAATTGATTCGGGTACGCTCTCTAATTTACCAGCTGGGTTTAAGGCTCGTGGTGTTCGTATTCGTAATGATGATGAGCCTCTTAATCCTGGGGAGTTTCGTGACATCGATGTCCCAGGCGGAGATCTCAAAAATTCCATCATTCCATTGCCATATAAAGAGCCATCAGCCACATTAGCACAGCTTTTAGGGGTAGTTGTTGACTCTGGTAGACGTTTTGCACAGGTTGCAGATGCAAAAATAGCCGATGTTAACTCTCAAGCACCCGTTGGAACGACTGTTGCCTTGATTGAACAAGGTTCAAAGATCATTTCAAGCATACATAAGCGTTTACATTACGCTCAAAAGCAAGAATTTCGCATGTTAGCCGAAATTTTTAGTGAAAATCCAGTTCCATACCCGTATTTTGTTGGAAATGTACCACCAGAGACCATGCAGGCCGACTTTGATGGACGTGTTGACATACTTCCAGTGTCAGATCCGAACATTTTCTCTATGTCACAGCGATTATCGCTCGCTCAAACACAATTACAATTGGCTCAAGCGGCTCCACAGATACATAATGTACATGAAGCATACAGAAGAATGTATGATGCACTCGATATTAAGAATATTGATGCTATTTTACCGAAGCCACAAGAGCCACAACCCGTGGATCCTGCAACAGAAAACGGAAATGCAATGAAAGGTATGCCTTTGAAAGCCTTTCCACAACAAGATCACGAGGCACACGTCAGAGCACATGTGGTAATGTTATCAAGTCAGACATCTCAAGCAAATCCACAAGGATATATTATGTTACAAGCTCATGTACAAGAGCATGTTGGTATGATGGCAAGAGATCAGGTTACAACTTTCTTTCAAAAAGCAGTTGAACAAGCTCAAATGGAAGGTAAACAAGTTCCTCAGATTGATCCAGCAGCCGTTGAAGCGGCAATCGCTCAACAAGTTGGCGAGATCTTGAATGAAATAATGCCTGCCCTAGCTCCACCAACTCCAGAAGATCCATTGGTAGAAATTAGAAAGAAAGAACTTGAGAATGATACTGCTGAACTTCAAAGAAAAACAATGAACGATCAAATGGATTTTCAGATTGATCAAGCTAAGTTGCAACAAGCTTATGAACTAGCTCAACAGAGACAGAAGTTACAAGAAAACATTGCTGATGATAGAAATGATGTCAACATATACAGAATTAATATGGCATCGGCTAACAAAGGTAAATAATTTATGATATACTCTGGTTATGGATCCAGTAACTATATCAGTAGCCGTAGGAATAGCAGGTAAAGCTTTTGATGCGATCAAAAAAGGCTTTGCTGTAGGTCGTGATATTGAGCAAATGTCTGGCGATATTGGTCGTTGGATGGGTGCCGTAAGTGACGTTGATAATGCAGAAAAACAAGCTAAAAACCCTCCCTTGTTTGGTAAGTTGTTTAAGTCTGGTTCTATCGAAGAGGCGGCAATGGCTGCGTATGCAGCAAAAAAGAAACTTGAGGAACAAAGGTACGAACTCAAGGTTTTTCTAAACATGACTTACGGCCCACAAGCTTATGATGAACTCCTTAAGATGGAGGGTCAGATAAGGAAACAACGTCAAGAGACAATTTACAAACAACAACAACTTCGAAGACAGATAGGTGAAGCAATTGGTTGGCTCGTTTGTGTGGGTTTGGTTGGTGGTTTTGCCGTGTTGATTGCCAGTGTTTGGATTAAACGAGCAAATGCTTACGAATACAAACCAAAAAACTATTCATTGCAACAAAAACAATGGCGTAATCCAGATACAAAAAAGTACACTACATGTAGACTTAAGAAAAGAATAACATCAAAATACACAAACAAAAGGGCTTGCATTTATCAAGGTGGTAATAAGACATTTACTATGATGATTGAAACTTTCTGTCCAAAACAATACAAATGTGTATATGATCCAAATGGAACTGAACCAGATATAGACAAAGTCATGGACAGTTTAAGAAGCATAGGAAATAAATAATGGATAGTAATTTTATACTAGATGCATGGAATGGGTTGACTTACTTTGAGGGAATACTCTTTACTTTGTGGCTATTTATCTTATACTATGGTAAATGTTGGATAGATAGTAGGTTTAAAAAATGACGGTGGAGACGTTTCTGAAGTGGAAAATTCTCCCGAGACTGATGATGTTTGCCAGTACTATTATGTCTTGGAGATGTGCAGAGTGGTTCATGCAACTTGAAGTTCCGACAGCTGCTCAATCTGCTTTTGTTTCAGTCGTTATGGGTGTAATGACAGGTGTCTTTGGTATTTGGATGGGACACGAACATAAGGAACACAAATAATGTTAACAGCGTTAATTGGACCAGTAACCAATTTAGTTGGTAAGTTTATTGAAGACAAAGATGCTAAGAATAAATTAGCACATGAAATAGCGACCATGGCAGAAAAACATGCTCAAGAGTTAGCCAAGGGTCAATTAGAGATTAACAAGGCAGAGGCAACACATAAATCTATTTTTGTTGCCGGATGGCGACCATTTATTGGCTGGACATGCGGCATCGCCCTATGTTGGCATTTTGTGCTTTCTCCTGTTACACTATTTATGTGTGCCTATTTAGACATATTTATACCAGAACTACCTGCTTTTGATATGGGTAGTTTGATGACTGTGTTGATGGGAATGCTCGGGCTTGGCGGTTTGAGGTCATTTGAAAAGTATAAAGGATTAACAAAATAATGATTAATTGGATTAAAAAAATATTAACTTCTTCTAGTAGAGATTTATCGAAGCATAGACTTCACACAACTAAGTATCAGGACTTGTGTATGTAATGGCTAGAGTAGGACAATTTGCAAACGACTTGGGTATAAGTAAAAACCAAGCACAGAACTTAATTAACAAAGGTCGAAGTCGCAAGGACGGAGGATCGCAAATCTTGGAGAATGTAATGAAACCAGTTAAAAGAAGTTTTGGTGGAGCAACAACTCTTTCCAAAGAAGCAAAAAAAATAAAAAAGATGACAAAAAAACCAGATGATCCTATGGGAGATAGGTTTGGTAAGGACAAAGATTTTAAAGTTAGACCAAAATCACAAAAGCCTTATCATCCAAAATTCAACCCAGATCAATATCATCCAAAGTTAAATCCTAAAGGTTCAAAGGGTAAACCAAAAGTTCAAAAGAGAAAAGATGGGGGGTTTCCAGATCTAACTGGTGATGGAAAGGTAACAAGAGCAGATATTCTTAAAGGTCGTGGTGTTAAAGGTTTTGCTCGTGGTGGTGGTATCGCTATCCAAGGATTAGGGTTCAAAGGAGTTAGGTAGGTCGTATGAGTCCTGATGATGAAGATACCGCAGCTGAAGTAAGCGAACATTCTGCTGATGCAGCAGGAATGGGTATGGGGGGTTTTGATGATGCTGCTGCCGCTAATAAATCGGTAACAACTGATTATACCACGGCAGGTGTTGGGTTGGGTAAAGACACCTATTCTTATGTAGATGCCATGAAAGGTGCCTTGGGAATAACACCTACCAATCCTTATGGTTATCAAGGATTCTTTAGTAGAGTTTTTGGGATAGATCCAGAAGATATAGATTACACAAATATATTTGATGGTAATCAATCCACTATGAATTACATTGCACAGAAGAATGTTGATGTGTACAGTAATCCAAACAACACCCCTGGTACACCGGGATTTGATCCAACTCAACCAGCCAATCAACCAAGATCTGGTATACAAAGAGGATTTGGTTCTCTTTTTAATCCCATAGGACAACAAACAGCTTTTGGTAAGATAGCAGCACAAAGACCTAATGACCCTATGGGATCACTAGCCATGGGTGTTTTTAGTAACTTAGCAGGACTATCTTTACCCGGAATAATGGCACAAGCTATAGGAAGAGATACATATGCAGCTAAAGGAACACCCGGATATGATGCAACGATAGATCCTGCTTCTCCTAGTTTTACTGGTTCTAGTTCTTTGGGTGGTATAGTGGATGCTCTTTCTTTAGCAAGCACTGGCATGACTTCTACTACAGCTCAAGAGGTGTATGGTACCACTAAAGAAGCCGTTGAAGAAGCCATTGACTATTTTTCAAACCCTAAAGGTGGAATAGAGGCTACTTCAACAAGTGCTGTAACGAATGTTCCTACAACAATGCCTTCTGGAACAGCATTAGGTAAAACACCTAGTGTAGGTATAGAAACTCTCGACCTAATGGGTTCTTCGAACAATATGTTTTCTCCTCAAGGATATTCAACAGTTAATACGATAGGTGGAATGACAAAAAAAGAAGCTGACGACATAAAAAGCAGATTAGGTTACTAAATGTTCGTAGCAGATTTCTTACATAAATATAAAAAAGACTTGAATAATAGAATTGATGATATAAGTATTTCATTGACTAGTGGTAGTGCATCTGATATTGGTCAATATAAAGCAATGGTAGGCGAAATACAGGGACTAACCTACGCATTGGAACACGTTCAAACCCTGCTAAAGAAGGTGGATGATGAGTCTGATAGTACCAGAATACGTTCTAGCACAGAGGAACGCTAAGAAAAAAGCTGAAGAAGAAGCCAAAAAACTTAAATTAATAGAAAGAATACCACAGCCAACAGGTTGGCGAATATTAGTTATGCCTTACATGGGCAAAGAAAAAACTGAAGGTGGTGTTTACGTTCCAGATCCAGTAAGAGAAAGAGAAGCGAGAGCCACAGTTACAGCATATGTAGCTAAAGTGGGACCTTTGGCATATAAAGATATAGACAAATTTGGAGAAGACGGAGCTTGGTGTAAGGAAGGCGACTGGGTTTGTATTGGTCGTTACGCTGGGTCACGTTTCCAAATAGAGGGTGGGGAAGTTAGAATAATCAATGACGATGAAGTCATTGCAACCATTGTCGATCCTGACGACATCAAATCATACGGAGCCTAGTATGCAAGAAGATGTAAAAGTCGAAGAAAACGAAGAAGAAGGTCAAGAAATTGAGCTAGAAACAAAGGAAGAAGAAACGGATGAAGTCGCAGTTGAAACAAAAGATAAAGAAAAAACTGATGATGCTGATGACTTGTCTGAATATTCTGAATCTGTCAAGAAACGTATCAGCAAACTTACAAACAGATTTCGTGAGGAAGAGAGACAGAGACAAGCTGCTGTCGAATATGCTGAAGCCGTAAAAAAACAAAACGAAGAATTAAAATCTAGAATAGATAAACTAGATACAACTTATGTTGGAGAGTTTGATACAAGACTTCAATCTCAATCTATTGCAGCTAAAGAAGCATACAAGAAAGCATTAGAAGAAGGTAATGCTGATGCTATGTATGAAGCACAACAGAATATCTCTAGAATAGCTATGGAAGAGGCTCGACTCAATCAGTTGAAAGCAGACAGAGAAGCCAAAGCCAAACAGGTTGAACAACAACCTCAAGCACAACAACAACCTCAAGCACAACAACAACCTCAAGCAAAGCCAGATCCTAAAGCAGAGGATTGGGCAAAGAAAAACACATGGTTTGGACAAGATCAGACCATGACTTATGCTGCTTTTGGCTTACATAAGCAATTAATTGAGGATGAGGGGTTTGACCCAAACTCAGATGAGTACTATAATGAACTTGATAATAGGATAAGATCAGAGTTTCCACATAAATTTCAGGATACTCAGAGAAAATCCTCAGCTCCCAGAGTCGCCTCTGCTGGGACAACGGCTTCTAAGTCGTCATCACCAAAGGGACGCAGAACAGTCAAATTGACTGCTTCGCAGATTGCTATTGCGAAACGTCTGAATGTTCCGCTTGAAGAATATGCTAAATATGTGAAGGAGTAAAATATGGCTATGGATAGAACAACACGAGAAACTAAAAGTCGTGCAAATAATACGAGGAGAAAACCTTGGCAACCTCCGTCTAAGTTGGATGCTCCCCCTCCTCCCCCTGGTTACACACATAGGTGGATCAGAACTGCTTTAAAAGGCGAAGATGATAAAACAAATGTGTTTGCCAAGATGAGAGAAGGATGGGAACCAGTTAGAGCCGATGAGTATGGTTCAGAAGCTGATAAATATCCAGTTATAGAAGAGGGTAAAAACAAAGGAATTATTGGTGTCGGTGGTTTAATGCTTGCCCGAATTCCAGATGAAACGGTAGAAGAAAGAACTGAATACTTCCGAGAGCAGACTCGCAATCAAATGAAAGCCGTTGACGAAAACTTAATGAGGGAACAACATCCTTCAATGCCTATCAATATTGATAGGTCAAGTCGTGTAACCTTCGGAGGAAAAGAAAAATCTTCCGAGTAACTTTTAGAAGGAGCTAATATGGCTAATGTGAATGTTGGTTTTGGTTTAAAACCAATTAACACCGCGGGTAGCACTCCAGCTACTCAAGGTACAAACTCATATTTCATAGACTCAAGTGCTTCTGCAATTTACCAAGGTTCACCAGTTATCGCAACAAACGGCGGCGAAATCGCTGTATCAAGTTCTGCTTCTGGTGACACTTTGAAATTTGTAGGCGTATTTGCAGGATGTGAATATGTATCTTCAACCACAGGTAAAAAAGTCTTTTCAAACTACTGGCCCGGATCAGGTGCAGATACAAACTTCGATATTATCGGATTTGTATATGATAACCCGATGCAAAGGTTCATAATTTGTTCAGATGCCTCTCTCACAGACAAAGCGACAGCAATCGCTACTATCTTTGAGGGTGCAGAATTCTCAGCCGAGTCAGGCAAGGGAGCTGCTGATGGTAGTACAACAACAGGTATTTCAGCCGCACAGTTAGATGTTTCTACTGTCGATGCATCAGATTTATCACATCCGTTAAAGATTGTTGGTATTCTTGATGATGCAGAGAACAATGACTTTACTGCTGCTGGTATCCCGTTGATTGTTATGATTAACAACCATGCTCTACTTGCTGGTAGTGCAGAAGCAACTGTAGGTTAAGGAGAGTAAATAATGGCAATATCTAGAGCACAACTCGCCAAAGAATTAGAGCCAGGCTTAAACGCTCTCTTTGGTATGGAGTATAACAGATACGAAGGACAACATGCAGAAATCTTCGACACAGAGTCATCAGACAGAGCGTTTGAAGAAGAAGTAATGTTAAGTGGCTTCGGAGCAGCCCCAGTTAAAGCAGAAGGAAGTGGAGTCTCTTTTGACGATGCTAACGAAGCTTACACTGCTCGTTATAACCATGAAACAGTGGCAATGGCTTTCTCAATAACAGAAGAAGCTGTAGAGGATAACCTTTACGACAAGCTTTCTGCTCGTTATACAAGAGCACTTGCTAGATCAATGGCACACACCAAGCAGGTAAAAGCAGCTAACGTATTAAACAATGCGTTTACTGGTGGAGCAACAGCTGGTGGTGACGGAAAAGCTTTATTAGCAACAGATCACCCACTAACAAGTGGTGGAACTTTTGCTAACGAGCCAACAACTGCAGCAGACCTTAATGAAACTTCTTTAGAAGATGCATTAATTTCTATTGCTGGATTTGTAGACGAGAGAGGATTAATCATTGCTCTAAGAGGAATGAAGATGATCATCCCAAGACAACTACAATTCGTAGCAGAGAGACTAATGGCATCTAATCTAAGATCTGGAACTGCTGATAACGATGTCAACGCAATCAGAAACATGGGGATGTTACCTCAAGGTTACGTTGTCAACGATTATCTAACAGACACAGATGCATTTTTCATTAAGACAGATGCACCAAATGGTCTAAAGCATTTCGAAAGAATGCCAATGGCAACTGCGATGGATCCAGATTTTGACACAGGAAACATGAGATATAAGGCAAGAGAGAGATACTCTTTCGGTTTCTCAGATCCTCGTGCAATGTTTGGTTCACCAGGAGCGTAAGCTAAATTACAATTTAACTAGAAGGGCAGTTACATACTGCCCTTTTTTGTGTATAATAAATTAAACCTTGACGAAGAATTAACTTCGACAATTGCCAGGACAAGGAGATCAAAATGGCTAACACAACTTTTTCAGGTCCAATACGATCTGAAAGCACAATTAAAACTATCAGTAAAAATGCAACAACTGGAACAATCACAGAGGTAACAACTCTTGGTGGAGCACCAGTGAGCTTAAATGATGCAGATCAAACTTTAGACAATGCTACCCATAGTGGTAGAATTTTACTTGTACCAGACGGAACTCAAGACAACACATATACTTTACCAGCACCAATAGCTGGGTCTGTGTTTAGATTTGTATATGCAGGTGGAGCAGCAGATGGAACAGATGCAATCATTGTTACCCCTGGAAACACAAACTTTTACATTGGTCAAGTTGTTCATTTAGACACAGATGCAGATAATGCAACTGTTTTTTCTGATGGCAACTCTAACAGTAGTATTCAATTAAATGTACCACAAGCATTTGATATTACTATTGTAGGTAAAGACTCAACTAACTATCAGATTTTTGGTACTGTAACATCAACGACTGCACCTGCTTTCGCTGACCAATAATAGGAGGTATAGATGGCTGATGCAGTAACTTCACAAACCATAGTTGATGGTGAAAAAACTGTTGTACAGAAATTCACTAATATTTCTGATGGTACTGGAGAATCAGCAGTTGTAAAAGTTGACGTAAGTGCTCTGGCAGCAAGTCAACTTGGTAAAACTTGTACTGGAGTAACTATAGAAAAGATATGGTGGCAGTGCATTGGCATGAAAACCAGACTATTTTTTGATGCTACATCTGATGCTTTTATAATAGAGCTAGGTGAGAATCAAAGTGGTTACCATGATTACACTGGTTTCGGTGGCTTATCGAACAACGCTGGATCAGGTAAAACAGGTGATGTCGTATTTACAACTGTGGGTCATACTTCTGGAGACACATACACAGTAACTCTTCAGATGAGAAAGAACTATGACTAGAAAGGCAGACAAACAACCGCCTAAAACAAAAAAGTATTTCCGCTCCACTAAGTCTGGAGCGGGAATGACTAAAGCAGGTGTTGCTCGATATAGAAGAGAGAACCCTGGAAGTAAATTAAAAACAGCTGTTACTGGCAAAGTTAAAAAAGGTAGTAAGGCTGCAAACAGACGTAAGTCTTATTGTGCAAGATCAGCTGGACAAATGAAAAAATTTCCTAAAGCTGCAAAGAATCCTAATAGCCGTTTAAGACAAGCTAGAAAAAGGTGGAAGTGCTAATGAATATCAAGGAGATAGCAACAGGTGTATCTATTGTTTTGTTTGCAGGTGCTATTGGGTGGACTGTACAAACTCTCATTGAGGTAGATAAGAGAACTGCTATTATGGCAGAAAAAGTATCTGAAAATCACAAAATGATTAAGCCTTTGTGGGAAGATTTTATAAGAAGGAGTAAACCAAATGGCAATCTTGCGAAGCTCGATGGCAAAACAGATAATGAAGCCTGGTTCAAGTGGAAGTAAAAAAAGAAAAACAAAAACAAAAAGAAAGAGAAATTATAAGAGGAAGTCCAGTTAAATACTGTCTTGATTGTGGTCGTAGAAAATGGTCATGCAGATGTTACAGAGTTACTGGAATAGAGGAGTTAAGACATGCCAAAAGATGCCTGTTATCACAAAGTAAAAGCAAGGTATAAAGTTTTCCCATCCGCCTATGCATCGGGAGCCATTGCCAAATGTAGAAAAGTTGGTGCGGCAAATTACGGAAACAAGAGTAAAAAGAAAGCTATGGGTGGTACTTTAAATACTGCTATAGAAAAAGTTAAAAATCAAACAATGACTGCCAAAGAAGGTAAGGTTGTTCGAATGACAAAAAGAAAATCAAACAATAAAAACATTGCCAGAGGTTGTGGTAAGATCATGGCAGGTAGACGTAAAGAGACAAAATATTCATAATGGCAGTACGGAAAACAAAATCAGGATTAGCACTTAAGAGATGGTTCAAGGAGGGCTGGAAAGATGTTAAAACGGGTAAACCGTGTGGTCGTAAAAAGGGCGAGAAGAGGGGTACGCCTTATTGTCGTCCAACTAAAAGGATTTCTTCGAAAACTCCGAAGACTGCTTCGGAGATGACTTCTACTGAAAAACGTAGTAGAATAAGACAAAAGAATAAACTAGGTCAACCAGCTGGTGCACCTAGAAGAGTAAAATCTCTTAGAAGAAAGAAGAAATAAATGGCTACATCAAACTCAAGAGATTTCGACTTAGATGTCGCAGAACTAATAGAAGAAGCATATGAGCGTTGTGGCTTAGAGATGAGAACTGGCTATGATGCCAAGACTGCTAGACGTTCACTAAACCTTATGTTTGCTGATTGGGCAAATAGAGGTTTGAATATGTGGACAGTTACACAAGAGACAAAAGCAATCACTTCTGGTACAGCTACTTATACATTAGACAGTGAGTTTGTAGACTTACTAGAAGTTGTTTTACGAAATAGTTCTGGCACAGACTTTACTTTGACTCAAATGAGTCGTGGTGAGTATTTACGAATACCAAACAAAAGTAATAGTGGGCAACCAAGTCAATACTTTTATGATAGACAGACAACACCTACAATAACTTTATGGTCTACACCAGATGCTTCATATACTCTTGTTTACTATTATGTAAGACGTATCCAAGATGCAGATTCTTTAGTGAATACAACAGATGCACCTTTTAGATTTTTACCGTGTATGGCAGCAGGTCTTGCTTACTATATAGCTATAAAGAAAGCACCTGATAGAATACAAATATTAAAATCTATTTATGAAGAAGAATTTCAAAGAGCAATGTCAGAAGATGCAAACAGTACACCATTAAAACTAACTCCTAGTATTTCATATTTGAGGTATTAAAATGACAAACATAATAGAAACAAAATTTGGAACATTAGTAAACACAAGCAAAATAGCTTCTGGTAGTGCTTCGCCTATCAAAAAGTCTGGAGCTTTTTATAACTTTTCTATTCGTATAAATAATGATGATATTCGTGAATACTCTTTCACAAATCGTGATAGAGCAGAAAAGATGAGAAAAATTCTAATAAGCCATTTAGAACAAAAGATAAAGATGGAATATAAGAAGCATGGCTAGGTTTGCATCGGGTAAGAAAGCATGGGGTTATTCAGATCGCTCTGGCTTTCGTTACCGTTTACGAGAAATGAGAACGGAATGGAATGGATTAAAGGTCGGCCCAGATGAGTATGAGGCTAAACATCCACAACTAGAGCCTAACTATCCTGGCCCAGATCCAACAGCCTTGTTTCAACCTAGACCTAATCAAGATACAGATATTGTATCATTCATAGTATACACAAATGCAGGTGATGGTATAATAGGTAAGAAATTAACAAACTTCACGGCAACCACAGGCCTTGGAGAAGTGACAGTGAGTACATCATGAGTTTTACATACACAACATTAAAACAGTCCATACAAGATTGGACAGAAAATGATGAAACAACTTTTGTTAATGAGATAGATTTTTTCATCAAAAATGCAGAAGAGAGAATATTCAAACTTGTTGATTTAGATTATTTCAGAAAAAATGTTACTGGAACAATGACAGCAGATAATAAGTTTTTACAGAAGCCTTCTGATTACTTAGCAACGTATTCTTTGTCTTATGTAAATGCCAGTAACGAAAATGTTTTTCTTCTTCAAAAGGATGTAAATTTTCTTCAAGAATATACTGCTGATCCAACATCAACAGGATCTCCGATATATTATGCATCTTTTGATGTAGATAATTTTATAGTTGCTCCAACTCCTAGCACTGGTTTTGCAGTAGAGCTACATTATTATTACAGACCCGCATCACTTACAACAGATGATTCTGGAAGTACATGGATAAGTACAAATGCTCCAGATGCTCTTTTATATGCATGTCTTGTAGAAGCGTATACTTTTATGAAAGGTGAAGCCGACATACTTCAACTATATAATGGTAGATTCGGTGAAGCCATCCAAAGACTAAAAGGATATGCAGAAGGTCAAGAAAACCTAGATTCTTATAGAAGAGGTCTACCTACCAAATAAATTGACTTTTAATATTCAATCCTTATATTATCAAACATGGAAAATAAAAGTATAGCTATCGTTGGACTAGGTAATAGTTTTTCAGAATATATTTTAGCTAAAATTAGAAGTGAAAAGTTTGATGAAGTCTGGGCAATAAATGCTATGTCTGGTGTTATCTATCATGACAAATGTTTTATGATGGATCCTCCTTCAAGATTTTTAGATACACCTAATGCTGGAACACAGACTAATATAATGGCAGAAAGATTAAAGACAAAAATAAATGTTCCTATCTTTTCTTGTACATTAGATGAGAGATGTCCAGATGTAGTTGAATATCCATTACAAAAAGTTTTACAAAAAACTAAATATGCATATTTGAATAACACTGTTGCTTATGCACTTGCCTACGCAGTAGCAGAAGAGGTTTCAGACTTACATTTATATGGAATAGATTTTACACATAAAGCAGTTAATTTTGCAGAGGCAGGCAGAGCTTGTTGTGAGTTCTGGTTAGCTGTAGCCGTATCTAAAGGAATAAAACTTCATATAGCCAACAGTTCTTCTTTGTTAGATACTAATGTTTCAGACGATCAGAAGCTATATGGCTATCATAGGCTAGACGATCCACTGGTTTCAACAACAACTCAAGGGGAAATGTTGATAACTAAAAAATCTAAATTAGATCCACCAGAACCACTAGATGCAACACCTAATATAATTGGTAGAGAAGACATACCCGGTATAACATACGAGGAGAAAAAAGATGTTTAATGTAGGAGTATCACAAGCAGGGAAAGTAAATGTAATGACTTCAGATAAAGGTGGCTTATCAAACGAACAATTGGCTGATTTAGCTGTTGATAAAATAGTTAGTATATCGGATGAAGCACCTCCACATATAAGACAACAAGCTAACCAGTTTAGAGAGCATCTTAAAAAGGTATTGTATCACTACCTAGTCTTGGCAAGAAGGGAAGAGCGTGGTACTATTATCCAAGCCTTGAGATCTAGTGGTCAAAAGGAAACAGCCGAATTTATAAGGAGACTCTAATATGGCTATAGCACAAGCAATGTGTACTTCCTTCAAGCAAGAGTTGTTAGAAGGTGTACACAATTTTAAACTAAGTGGTGGTGACACTTTTAAACTAGCACTTTATGCAGAAGGTTCTGGTGGTAAATCATCTACAACTGCAACATTAGGAGCTACAACAACTGCGTTTACGACAACTGGTGAAGTCGCATCTAGTGGTTCATATGCAACTGGTGGTGGAAGTTTAACAAGAATAGATCCAACTACATCTGGAACTACTGCATTTACAGATTTTGCTGATTTAAGTTTCACAACTGCAACAATTACTGCAATGGGTGCTTTGATATACAATAGTACTGATAGTAATAAAGCTGTTGCTGTTTTAGATTTTACATCTAACAAAACTTCAACATCTGGAACATTTACAATACAGTTTCCAACTGCCGATGCTTCTAACGCTATTATTCGTATAGCTTAACTTTAAGGTTAAGCTATGGCTACTAGCGGTTGGGGTGATGGTACCTGGGGATCCTCCTTTTGGGGAGGGTTTGTAGATGCTGATGTAAGTGTTACTGGTTTAGCAGCTACCTCTGCCGTTGGTGAGGAAGGGGTAACTGGAACTAGTGTAGTAGTTGAAACTGGACTAGAAGCCACTGGTGTTGTTAATTCAGCAGGATTAACATTTCTTTTTGCTTTTCTAGTATCGGGATCATCTGTAACGGGATCCGTTGGCACAGTTACTTTTGACGGAGACAGTAATACTGGCACTACTGGATTATCTGCTACTACTGCTTTAGGTTCAACAACAATAGGTGGTTCTACTGACGTTGTATTAACTGGTGTCTCTGCAACCACATCTCTAAATAGTGTCTTAGTTAAAATCCCAGTAAATGTTTCTGTTACTGGATTAGAAGCCACAACTGGGTTTTTATCTGGTTGGGGTAGTTCTGCTTGGGGTGACCACATATGGGGTGGTGGTGTATTCGCTGATGTAGGTCAAGCCATTGTACCAACTAGTTTAGAAGCACAAGCTCAATTAACAACTCCAACTATTACTGGTACATGTATATTTAGTGTTACTGGTGTTGAGGGAACCACGGCTCTTGGTAATGCTCTTGCTGCTGCAGGAGCCATAGTAGAAGAAACAGGATTAACTGGTTCTGTAAATATTGGTGATGAAGCAGTTGTAGGTACTGCTTTAATTTCACCTACTGGTGTTTCTTGCTCTGCACTTATTAGTCAATACTCTGCAACAACAATAACTAAAACAGTTACAGTTGTATCAACGGCTGGAGGTAATAAATACTTTATAGATGGTGTTCAGCAAGACACATTAGATTTATATGAATTAAATACTTATAGATTTGATCAAAGTGATAGTAGTAATAGTGGTCATCCATTAAGATTTAGTTTAACTTCAGATGGGACTCATGGTGGCGGTACAGAGTTTACGAGTGGTGTAACAACAAGTGGAACTCCAGGACAAGCTGGAGCTTACACAGAAATAACTGTTCCAACTAGAACAAATACATTATATTATTATTGTAGTGTTCATTCTGGAATGGGTGGACAAGCTAATACCCCAGATATTTATACTATTTTGACTACTACTGGTGCTCCAGTTACAACGGTTCTTGGGACAACAGCACTAGGCGAAGAAACAATAAGTGCAGGAGCAGATGTTGCTATAACATTAGCAGGCCTATCAATTTCAGCAGGTACTCTTGCCATAACAGCTAGTTCTGTGCTATCTTTAACAGGATTAAGTGTCACTGGATCAACTGGTGAGGAACAAGTTTATAGTTTAATTGAGCCAGATCAACTGGCAAATTGGATAGAAAAGGCGGCATAATGGCAACATATGTAAATAATCTTAGATTAAAAGAAATCACCACAGGTGACGAGTCTGGAACTTGGGGTACATCAACAAACACAAACTTAGAACTAATAGGTGAAGGTTTAGGTTTTGCAACCGTTAACTTAGGGTCTGATGCTGATGCAACAGAAACAGTTGCAGATGGATCAACAGACGGTGCTAGAGCTTTTTATATAAAAGTAACATCAACAACTTTAACGGCAACTAGAACTTTAACTATTGCACCAAACACAATGAAAAGAGTTCATATTATTGAAAATGCTACAACTGGTGGTCAATCAATAAATATATCGCAAGGTAGTGGAGCTAATGTTACAATAGGTAATGGTGACACTAAGGTTGTATATTTAGATGGAGCTGGAAGTGGAGCGGCAGTTGTTGATGCTTTTGTAGATTTAGATTTATCTGGTGGCTCTGTAAATGTAGGCACACTCAAAACAAATTCTGGTGATATGACATTTGACTCTGCTGGAAACATTATTCTTGATGCAGATACTGGTATTATAAAACTTGCAGATGGTGGTACAAATTTTGGTCAACTAGATAAAAGTGGTAATAATCTTAGAATTATCTCTTCTATTACAGATGGTGATATTGTTTTTAGAGGAGATGATGGTGGTTCAGGCATAGATGCTCTTACACTTGATATGTCTGCGGCTGGAGCGGCAACATTTAATGATGATGTTACAGCTTTCTCAGATAAAAGATTGAAAACTGATATCTCTAATATATCAAATGGTCTTGATAAAGTTATGCGAATGCAAGGCGTTTACTACAAAAGAAATGATCAAGAAAATGCTAAATTAAAAATTGGTGTTTTAGCACAAGACATGGAAGAAATTGTTCCAGAAGTTGTTTTGACTGCAAATGATGAAATGAAAACAAAATCAGTTGACTATGCTAAACTTACTGCGGTACTGATTGAAGCAGTCAAGGAATTGAAGCAAGAAATAAACGAATTAAGAGGTAATTAAATGCCTATTCCATCGTCTGGACAATCTTTATCTTTTTCAGCATTAAGAACTGAATTTGTAGGTGGTTCTAGTGCCGTTAGCCTTGGTGATCTTTATAGAGGTGGTTCTAACATAAGAGCTAAACACCCAACTAATACTGCCACTAATGATGCCGCGAATGTACCTACTAGTGGTGCTTTGGATGTAAGTGATTTTTATGATCAAGGTAAAGGTTTTACATTCACTTACTCTACTGGAGGCACAGATCAGAATTTATCTGATTTATTTGGTGCTCCTGATTATGCAGTAGATTACCCTAAAAATGTTGTAATACCTGCTTCAGTAACTTTAGGAACAAACAACACTTCTGAATATGCTTTGGAAGTAGATAGTGGAGGTGATGGAACAATTACCATTACCAATAATGGCTCTATCATTGGTGCAGGAGGCTCTGGAGGTGGAGGAGGAGGAGCAAACAGTGGTTCAGGATCTGCTGGATCTGCTGGGGGTGACGCTATAAAAGTCGCTAGTGCATGTACTTTTGTTAATAATGGAAGCATATTAGCAGGAGGTGGAGGTGCTGGAGGTGGTGGTGGTGGTGGAAAAGGTGGAGACCTTTCACAACAACAACAAACCACTGGACAACAAGGTCCGCATTTATATTACTCAACTGTACAAGGTATAGGGGTTAGTAACTGGAGAGTAAATACTCGACCAGGAAACGCCAACCCAATGGCTGCATCTATTCAGTATGGTCGAACTAGTCCAACCTCACCATATGTAGCCCAAAACAGTACACCAAACTTTTATAACACTAATACAATTACACAGGGACAATATACTTATGGAAAGGGTCCGTTTGTTTCACAACAAGCTGTTTATGACGAGGGTTTTCCACCATCTGTAATACACATGTGGCGTATATATAGACAATTTCCACAACAACAACAAACTACTGCCACTGGTGGAAATGGAGGTGCTGGAGGTGCTGGAGGATTAGGTAGAGGCTTTAATAACCAACCAGGAGGAGATTCGGGTTCTGGAGGAAGTGGGGGGTCGCCAAGTCCTGCAGGTAATGGTGGAAATGGAGCCACTGGAGGTACTGGTGGTGGCTATGGACAAGCAGGAGCTACTGGTGGTACTGGTGCAACTGGAACACCTTCAACAACATCAGGAACTGGTGGGGGTTCAGGAGGCTCAGGTGGAGCGGCTGGATTAGCAGTTGAAAGAGCATCACCTATAAGTTTTACTTTTACAAATAATGGAACAGTAGCAGGAACAGTACAGAGTTAAGGAGTACACAAATGGCAACATACGCATGGACAATAGATTTATTATCAACAAAAGATATCACTAAGGATGGCACAACTTATTCTGATGCAATAATTAGAGTAAATGCCACCCTAACTGGAACAAGTGAAACAGATTCTAATATAAGTGCAAGTGGTAGTTTTGATTTAGATATGGATGTTACTAATATAGATAGTAGTTTTACTGCGTATAGTTCTGTTACAGAAGCTAATGTTTTATCTTGGGTACAAAATAGAGTAAACGCTGATATTTTGGCAAATATAAAAACTGGAATAGAAGCCGATATAGAATTTCAAGAAAAAGTTAATGGTGCAACACCTAAAGAAGATAGTGAGGGAAATCCAACTTTCCCTTGGTAAATACTTTATTAAAAATAAAACAAGTGTAAAAAAGTTTTACAAATTTAAAAAAATCTTATATTTTTATTTATGAAGGTAGATAATCATGAATAAAATAATAGACTGTTTGACAGAATCGCAAGTTGATTTGCTAATAAATCATATAGACTATTTGATAGAACATAAGTTTGTTCGAAGAGAGCCTGAACTTAAAGAAATGTTCTGCGACACCGTTCAAATGTAT